ATTTCAACAGTGCTTTTCAGAACTCTGACCACCCTGATAACCGCACCACTTCTATCAACGTGAGTGTCACCTTCGTAAAGTCTGCTCATATGGTCAGACATTGCGCTTGATGGCATTTTCATCCGCTTCATATTGTTTCCCTTTCTTGTTGCTTGTTATCAAGTGTATCACACATCATTGTCCCTGTCAAGTCTAAGCGCTGTGAAATATGTCACACCCTCAAACCCTTACCTGTCATCAAACCGAACACCTGTTCGCCAAACATATGTTCGCCTGATATATCACGAGATGAGAACTCCTGTTGCCTCGTGCCATGCTTCTCCCTCGCCTGACATTGGCTTGACTTTGTAGTCCAAGTTCCCGTATCTGCTTCGGGCGTCAAGTATCTGCACCGAGAACGTGAGTTGTGTGCCTGACACTCTGAGCGTGGCTGTCTTGCCGATATTGAGTGCTAATTCTTGTGCTGTTGCCATTAGTTGCCTGCCTTCGCTTCTTCTCGTTCTTCTTGGACTTCACGGTCTAGCCTTCGTACCTTCCGCAGTTGTTCTGTTACTTGCCCTGTTTGATGCAATAAGTGTTCACATGCCCGTTCGTATGCGGTCTCTATGTCCTCTCTTTCGGTCAGTTCAATGACGTCCTGTAGTTCTACTAGTACCCGTTGCAGGTTTCGCTTCAGGTTGTCTAGTTCGGTTTCGTATCGGTCTTTAGTATTCATTAGTTGCCTCGCTTCTTTCGTTCGTTGTCTAGTTTGTATTGGGTTTCTTGTATGTATCGGTTTCTTGTGCGCTCTAAGTCAATCCCTAGCCACACTGCGAGCCAGTGTGAGCCGATGAGAGCGAGAAAGACTAAGCCTTCTTTGTTGTCGGTGATGAAGTTCCGCATCGGTTACGCCCAATCGTGCGACAGGGCATAGCCTGCACGGTCTTGACCGAAGTAGAGAACAGTTGAGAGACTGTGGACTAAGTGATAGCCCAAGTCCATTCCCCCGCCAGTGACACGGATAGCCCGTTGCCCGTTGCGTTCTTTCAATGTGTCGCCGATTGCTTTTGCGACATAGTAGGTGATGTCTACAATTTCCCCGTCTTGGACTGTCTTTAGAGAGATGTCTTTAGAGAGTCCCGAAGATGAAACATGCCGTAGGACTGTGTAAACCTTTGGCTTTTCTTGTTCGGCGAACATTTCCCGAAGTTTCATTCGGGCTAGTTCTTTGTCTGCTTGGGCTTGCGCCTTCTTGGTTATCATTGTTTCCCTTTGCTTGTTGTAGTTATGTCTAACAGTAATACAGTGTAGTTGCTGTATCGTGCCCTAGTCAAACCGTGACGTTTGCGCCTACCTTCGTAGGTCTAGGGCTACCCCGTAGGGTCTACCATTCAGTTTCTGTTAGTGTTTCCCATTCCTCGCCATTCCATTTCTTGGTGGCGATTACCGCAACGTATTGCCCGTGGCGGTTCTGTCGCCCTAGTAGGTAGTTCAGGCTTTCGGCTTGCGATAGTGCGCTGTCTTCGGTTGTTGTTCTGATTATGTTCATGACCGAAAAGTTACCGCTTAGCAATTCCACTCTGTAGGGGTGGCTTTCGGTTGTTAGTGTTGTTTCCATTAGTTCCCTTTCGTTGTGTTGTGTGTCGGCTTTCGCCTTGTCCCGTGTCCCGATTGAACGGCACGCCATAAGCGCACGGGGAAACTCTGCTACTTGACTGACGCTACATCAAGCCAGTAAACAAACTTTGCTGTATTGAAGTTTGGTTCAGTCTTTGCCAGTTCTGAAATTACACCGTTGATATAGTCCCGAATGCTTGACTTGTTTTCCTTGCTTGCCATTCGGTACATGTCGCCTAAAATTGTGGCTAGTTTTTGGTAGTCCTTGCGTGTCATTGTTTTTCCCTTTCGTTGTGCTTATCCCTTACAACTACCACTATAGCGAACCGTCTAACACTTGTCAAGTCAATCCGTAGAATACTTTAGATATATCCGTTATATATCACCCATCACGCCACAAGATAACAAGCGCTCACCCATCACCCAACAACATAGGCGACCCGCCGTGCTAACTACAGCAAGCGGGTGGGGATACTTTTGCAAGCAAGAAGGTAGGTAGGGCAGGGTAGCGAACGTGTGTTTGGTGGTGGAATGGTCACTGTGCGTGATGCGAACATGTGTTCGTGGCGTGCGTAGATTTGGCAACTGGGCATATGCCGAGGCGCGCGGGGTGTAGGTAATGATATATGCGTTCTGTATGCATGCACATTTGTTGGCACGAAATTTGGTGCGACGGGTTGTCCACAGGTTGTGGATATGTGTGTGGGTTTGGTTGTTGTTTCTGTTGGCAAGTGTTATACAACGGCGCATATTTGAGTTAGAAAAAAACAGAAAAAAAAGAAGCACTGAACGAGGGTGTCAGACGTTAGCAACATTGCTTCGCCTTCTTTGCGAGCAAGCCCAACGGGCGCGCTAGTTCATTTCTGCTGTTGGCAACAATGTCGAAACAGCATAAGAGTGCCTCCCCCACAGTTCCCGCCCCCGCGGAAGGTCGCCGTGGCATATTTCAGCCGACACCTTTGTTCGATGAGATGACGTTCATCACGCTGCTTTCCTATTTCAAAGAATAGAAACCAACCCAGGTTCCCCTGTTTACGCCCCGCCACATGCAACCGTGGTACAGCCATGCGTGCATCGCTATCTCCCGACAGTGACGACTTGTGAAGTTGAACAAGAGAGTAGCAGTTTATGTTATTCTTTGCAACATGCCTCCAAAGAAAAATTCTAAGCCGTCAATCGACTGGAACGACAGCCTCGCAGACTTCAAAGACAAAGTTGCCAAAGGTGTATCTAATGTTCCAATCGTTTCACAAAACCTCAAATACTTCAATGCAGCAAAACAAGGTCCAAAAGCAGTAGCCAAAACCGCCGCTGTAGACGTGGCAACAAACGCTGTAGCCGCTGGTGCAGGCAGAGTATTGGGAGCAGCATTAGGAGCAGTTACAGGAAAAGTGTCAGGACAAATCGCTGGCAAGGTAGCATTTGAAAAACTCGTACCAAACTCAATAGGTCCTGGCGGGAAAGTATATACAGCCAGTACGCCATTTGGTAAAACCCTTGCCTCAACCAAAATTATGAACAAGAGCGAAATATCTTCAGCGGCAAAAGGTTTAACCAAGATTGCTGAAAACCGTGCCAACGAAATTGCACCTGCCGTAAGACGAGAAATGTCCGCAGTAACATCGCGTGCTGTAAGCAACGTAGCCAAGAACACTGGTATCGCTGCAACGGTTGCAAACAAACCAAAAAACAAAAAAGACACGCGCAAAAAATAAACATATACTAAGGGGAACATGGCACAAGGAATCCGCAAGGTTCCAGCAAACGACAAAGCACGTTTCTGGCAAGCAATCCACTCAGGACACACCACACAAGACGCATGCCGCATCGCAGGCGTACACCCCAACACAGGCTACAACTGGATAAAGAAATCTAAAGTAGCCAAAGCAAACGCCGATGTTGCAGCAATCGAACTCACCAAACATACCCGCAGGCAAGGTGGCGTCCAATGGGAAGACGCAATGGACCTCGCCGAAGCAGCAGACCTACCCCCAGCCATACCATTAGACCGTCTTACCCCAGAAGCACGCAGAGGACTAGACGACTTCCAATTTTTCCGTGAACACTACCTAGGACGCGTGTCCGCACCATGGCAAGTAGAAGCCGCACTAGAAATAGTTAAGTCCCTAGACAGCGAAGAAAAAGAATTCATCTGTCTAAATGTCCCACCAGGAGCAGGCAAATCAACTTTGTTCCACGATGTCGCAGTATGGGCAATCGTAAAAAACCGTGCCATCCGTGTACTCATCGGCTCAGCCAACCAAAACCTAGCCAAGATGTACTCCCGCCGAATCCGTGAAACCCTAGAACGCCCCAACCCTATGCTCGCAGACACAGAACTAGCCAAGAAAGGCTTAGCCCAAGACGCACAAGGATGCCTGTCAATCGACTACGGGCGCTTCAAACCAGCAGACAAAGGTGCACTATGGCGTGCAGAAGAATTCATCGTAGAACAACTAGACGGCAACGGGCTAGACAACAAAGAACCAACCGTCCGTGCATACGGTATCGACGCAGAGTTCATTGGTCACCGTGCAGACCTCTGCCTCTTTGACGACGTAGCCTCCACCGAAAACGCACGCGAATCCACAGCCCGTGACAAACTCCTAGAACGCTGGGACTCAATGGCAGAAGCACGTGTAGACCCAGGCGGCACCCTAGTTGTAGTTGGACAGCGGCTTGGCTCAGGAGATTTATATGCCCACTGTCTTAACAAAGTAACGTATGACTTAGACGAAGATGACTATGATGGCGAAGATGTCACAACTACCAATGTGCTTGAGAAACCCGAACCCACCAAGAAGCAAAAATATAAGCATATTATTTACAAGGCGTACTACGAAGACCTGGATACTGGTCCTAAGTCCAGGCGTCTTGACTCGCCTGCTTACCCTGATGGACCGCTACTGGACCCCAAAAGGCTCTCGTGGAAAGACCTCTCGTATCTCCGTTCTTCAAACAATGAGCGCTTCCGCGTCATCTACCAACAAGAAGACCTCGCAGATGAAACATATCTTGTTGATAGAACATGGATTACAGGCGGACTAGGACAAGACGGAGTCCTATACTCAGGGTGCATAGACAACGAACGTCTACCAGAACACATCCCACCAGGATTACGCGCCCCAGTAATCTCCATCATCAGCATTGACCCATCCCCAACCCAATTCTGGGGACTCATCTGGATGCTCTACCAACCAGAACACAACCTGTATCACATCGTAGACATCCAAAGAACCAAACTCACAGCAGAAAACCTCCTCGGATACAACACAACCGACGGCTCATTCACAGGAATCCTCCAAGAATGGTGCGAACGCGCCCAATACCTCGGCTACCCCGTGTCCCACATCATTGTGGAAATCAACGCAGCCCAACGATTCCTACTCCAACACGATTTTGTACGCAAATGGACAGCAAAATGGGGTGTCAACATCCTCCCCCACACCACATCCCGCAACAAACTAGACCAAAACCTAGGAATCGAAGCAATCATCCCAACACTTGCACGCTCAGGCGCACTCCGACTACCAACAATGCGCGGAAACTGGAAGACACTCGCCCTCGTAGACGAACTTTGCAAGTGGACCCGCGACAAAAAGAACGGAACCGACCTAGCAATGGCGTTATGGTTCGCATGTCTACACGCACCGAACCTCACCACAATAAAACGTCCACCAAGACAGTGGCGACCCTCATGGATATAACACTTGTGTATGCTATAACCACCAGGTTTAACATCGCAAAGGTTGATTAGTGGCAATTACCGTCGAAGAAATTGTAAGTCTCTACAAATCACGTCGAGAAACACAAGGACCAGTGCTCGCACAAATGCGCCGCGTCCGCGACCTAGCCAACGGCGACGTCATCGTACCGTTGAACGAACTAGACCGCAACGCACGCACCTCAACAGCCAACCTACTCGTACAAGGCTTAGACCAAACATCTATGCGTGTCGCATCCACGATGCCAATGCCATACTTCCCGCCAGTAAAAGAAGGCAACGAGCGAAGCAAAGAACTATCACGCACCCGCCGCAAAGCAATCCTATCCATGTGGGATACAAACAAAATGGATTTGAAAATGCGACGCCGCGCACGACACCTCCTCGCATACTCATCAAGCCCAGTTATGCTGCGCCCAGACTTCAAGAACCTTTCACCAAAATGGTCAGTACGAAACCCACTAGACACATACGCAGCACCATCGGACGACCCAGATAACCTAGTCCCAGACGACTGCATCTTCACCTATCTCAAGCCAGCATCATGGCTCATCTCCAACTACGGCGAACAAGTCATCGGACGCTTGCGCATGGGCAAAGTACGCTTTGACACCCAATACGTAATCCTTGAATACGTTGATGAGAACGAAATCGTGTGCTGTGTCATGGGACCAGAAAACACCGAAACACTTTCACCAGAGGAACGCTCAGGTTTAGAAGTTGTAGAACTAGAACGCATCCCGAACCGTGCAGGAATCCCACTAGCAGTCGTACCACAACGCATCACCCTCGACCTACCAAAAGGACAGTTCGATGGTGTTATGGGCATGTACTACACACGCGCTCGTCTGCAAGCACTCACCGAAATTGCTATCGAACGCGGCATCTTCCCAGACGAATACCTCGTAGCACGCCCTGGTGAGAACCCAGAAATTTTGCAGATTGCCGATGGCAAGACTGGACAACTTGGTGTTGTTAAGGGTGGCGATATTCAACAGTTGCAATCAAACCCAGGTTACAAAACTGATGTTGCATTAGACCGCCTCGAACGCCAAGAGCGTCTTGAAGGTGCAATCCCTGCCGAGTTCGGTGGCGAATCAGGAACCAACATCCGTACAGGTCGCCGAGGCGAATCCGTACTCTCAGCAACCGTTGACTTCCGCGTACAAGAAGCACAATCAATCTTCTCCCAATCACTCCTTGAAGAAGACAAGATTGCTATTGCACTAGAAAAATCGTATTTCGGAAACATGTCCAAATCGTTCTTCATGCCAGGACGCCAATCGAGTGGACGCATCGACTATGTTCCAAACAAAATTTGGGAAACAGACTTCCACTACGTAAACTATCCATCATCAGGTGCAGACGTCA